ATCCGAAAGAGTTTATTTGTGCCACTGATGATCACGATCAGTGTCTAATTTGTGTGCATTGGTAAACAAAGCACTGGACCTAGTGTCCATAGTGGAGCTAGCGCAGCGACGCATGGCGCAGATCGCAGAGCTCAACACTATTAATTTATATTACAAAGAGCTTGGGTCAGTATATACATACACAGCAGGTGCGTGTAAGTACATACCAAGCATGAAATCTTCCCCAGTAGATACATATGAATTTACAATATCATCATCCTCAGATGTAGAATAACCAGGCTTTGAACAAGATAGAGTGTAGTTTTGGACATCACTATTATCGAATGCATTGCCCTTTGTGTCAGTATTGCGAGCGAGAGAAAATCTAGTATTAGAATAATATGGCAATTCCACCTCTAGAGATGGCTGAGCAAATGGAACAGTTATAGAAAGCCCTTCCCCGGAATGATCAAGTTCAACTCCCAGCATAGCTGTTGCATCCTGACTACTTCCCGAATAGGATCTTGTCTCCGCATAATCACCAATAGAATCAGTGTTGCGCACAACACTCATGGTCCTAGTTCCTGCATTATGCGAATTGGGTGCATTCAGAAACTTATAGCGGATGGATCCACGCCTACATACATAAGCGGGAGCCAAATAATTTAAAAGAGTGGAGCCCACATAATTATAACCACTAAGAGTATCAGTAGCGTCATATGCTGCGGCGCCATATCCATGATATCCAGGGAAAATAGGATTATGGAAAATATACTTCCTCCACGATGTGCTGGCCCCGGACTGTGGCACTAGAAAGTTACGATAAAACCAGTAACGCCTTAGAAGTTGTCTAAAACTAACGGCCTTCTCTCCCGCGTACACATCGAATGTATGGTCGGAGATCTCTCTTTGGCCATCCTCGCCAACACACATCTGTGTTCCAGGAATACCATTAGGGGATGCCTCAAAACCAGATTGGAAAAAACCAGATTGGAAATCTCCATGAACTGATTTAATATCTCTCAATTGATCCTTAGGGCCAAAATAGGTCAAGTCATCACCACCCTTAACATATGTCAGGATAGAAATCTCGGTTGAGGCATCGTTAGGAGTAGTAAGACCATTAAGCACTTCAACAGAAATCACCCCATTAGAGGTGGAATCCACTGCTGTGTACTGGAGAGATCCATAACCTTGGTTAATTCCCCGCATAGCATGCACAGGTTTGAAAGCTTCATTCTGGAGCCAACTAACGCAGATTTCGAAATCTCTCTCCTCAGAGATATCTACAATGCGAGAATACACATGATTCCAATTGGTCACACCTGCCACCTTATAAAAGGGATCAACCGTTATGCGCAATCTACCCTTATGATAAGCGGATGCTACAATAGAAAACCTGAAAGTAATGGAACCAGTCCAATATTCAAATAACTGTGAAGCATGCGACATCGGGGTGTGGCCAATCATGGGTACAACTGGGGTCGCAACAGACGTATCTACATTGCACAAAGTGGGTGAGACATGTGCATTAAACAACAAATGATCAGTAGGATCTGACACCGACCAATCTAATTGTGTCAAGTACGATTCTTTGGGTAATACATGAGCCAAACTCATTTCATCTACAGGCAAAAGTCCACACACACGTGGATCAACACTCAGTTCTTGCTTGGAATCCAGAGTCAACTTATCGATTGTCTCATCATTGTCTGTCACAGCCAAAGAAGATACAATTTTCCTTTTCACAGGTGTATTCATATCTAAATTAACTGGCCTAGAAAACCCAAACGCCTTAGCTACTCCACCAAGGGTTGTTGCCACTTGAGAGGTGGCTTTTGCATATGGACCTATAACCGGTACCGTAGCAAGCTTCTCAGCCACACTAGCTACAGATGTGGCCACACCTGAGATTGCTCCCTTACCATACTCTCCAGAAAAGAAACCTGACTGGAATGTAGCAGTAGTGGGGGTTGTAAGAACAACGTTCTCCAACCAGGCAAACATCGAAACAGTTAGCGCATCCGTGCCACCATTTGCATGGCGGAGGTTATGATATGATTTCAAATAAACTCTACCCAATCTGCCAGCGTCTGTAGTACTATTCAATCTCACATAATTGAAAGGCCACAGAAAATCGCACTCCAATTCACACCCCTTAGAATCGTTGGAATCAATTTCTGCGCTTGGCATTTGAGAAAGAGCCATAAGCTCCATATTTGGATTGGTACCTGCAACAGAATGAACAAAAACTTGATCAAAGTGCTGAAGAGGCTGATAAGCGGCCAAAGTTTTACCATAGTAAAAGGAATTACCATTGATAAGAACTTTAATACGCAAATCTCCCCTAAGGTATGCAAAATTATTAATTCTAGCAGCCACACTGGGGTTTTGCAAAAACAATGTCCAAGGATCGAAAGAGGTATCAATAACACCCCCAACATCCCAGGAAGATTCATGGATTTTGATCGGCCTAGATAAAAAATTAGCCAAAAGGCTATCTTCATTCTTGCCCAAATCAAAAGTGGGGTCCCTGCTAGAATACGATTCAGATGCCACAGGGTTAACAGCATCTGAAAAGGTGGTGACTTCACGAGTAGTCACACTAGACTCATTTTTATTAATGGTTTCAGCAAGTTACATTATTAACGAAATGAAGTTTAAACTTATACACTACACTACGTACTATTTTTTGGTCTGGCACACCTCCCCTAAATAGGGGTGCAACACGAGGGTTGCCGCCATGATTATTTACAGCCTACACTATCTAAGAAATAGTAAAATAAAAATACGTGCGGATCACGCAAATAATTCCCTCTTCAACTTTATGTACATGGGGAAACGAACAAAATGTTTAAATAAAAACAAATAAAACAGGCGAAGTACTCTTACAAGTACTTCATTCTGTACAGCTTGCGCTGCTCAGAATACGTGGGCAGTTTGGGCACGAAATGTTCAAGTTCGTGCTCCACAACTATTTGATCCAACTGAGAAACCCTAAAATTATACACCTCTTCTCCATGATAGAAGAATTCTGTGCAAGCATTTTGGATTTGAGCAGCTGAATGCTCACGTGTGGGCAAATCACTACACTTTCGTCTACAGTGCAGTGATTTAAAAATGGAATCTAATTCGATAGGTGCTAAGTACTGCTCGAATTCAGTATCCCATACAGCTCCCCTCTTAAGGAAGGTTGCTGAGTGGAGGGGGATATAAGGGATAGACACACTAGACTTGTCAGCCATAGTATACACCACCCCTATGGTGGCTAAATAAGAAGATATACTAGTATGATTAAACCACGGGATACTATCACAAACCCCCATCTTATTGTCATCTCCATAACATAAGAGGTCCACCACTTCATTGAAGGGGACCAAGGGCTCGACAGTCTTCCGCGACAAACCATAATAGGAATATCTCATATACAGACTATTACACAAGTTGTTAATGACCACCGTAAGGTTGTGACCACTAGGGTTGGACCCGACGACACTCAGAAGATTGCCATCGTGCTCATACACAGGTTGACACAAATCAGTGATGAGGCCGCGCATGATTATCAAATCGTCCTCCGAAAAGGATTTATTGACATCATTTGCAGCTTCAATAATTTGCATAATTAGCCTGTACGCAGCAGACATAATAGTGGAAGAGCACGTGGTGTCGTAGGCTTTATAATCACCTGCAATACCATTCTTCTCCCCATGGGACTCGAGTGACTTCATCAACTTGGTCCAATCTGTTCCGTGAGCATTAACCCCCACTGCACACTCAAACTCAATCGGGTGGGATTGAATGAAAATGATAGCAGTAAGAAAATACTTGCGGATCAAATAAGAAAAAGCCAGGGGGGCACCTGCAAACACA